CAAGGTCTGCAAGGAAGAGGCCTGCGAAAAGACGGAAGCCGAGGAAGAGGCCGCCGAGAATGCCTGAGCTTCGTGACTACCAAAAAAAAGCGCTGGCGCGGATGCTGGGCGAGCCGGAAAGGACCGACTGGCTGCTGGCCGACGAGCCCGGCCTTGGCAAGACGGCGACGGCGCTGTCCTGGCTGAAGGCCACCGACGCCCTCAGCATCCTGGTCGTGTGCCCCGCGTCCCTGCGCCTGAACTGGCGGCGGGAGGCCTCGATGTGGTGGGGCGACTGGGAGCCCGCCCTTGGCTGGGACGTCATCAGCTATGAGGAGATGGTCAGGGGCGTCAGGAAATTGACGTCCGTCGAGGCCGTTGTCTTCGACGAGTCGCACTACCTCAAGAACCCCGCCGCCGCCAGGACCAAGGCTGCTTTCCAGATTCAGGCGGCGCGGAGGCTGTTCCTGACGGGGACTCCTGTCGTCAACCGCCCGATGGATCTGTGGCCGACGCTGCGCGCCCTCGGCCTGGCCGATTCCCGAGTGGCCTTCGGTCGCCGCTTCTGCGACGGCCACCTAAAAAGGGTATACGCCAAGGGCGGGGCACGGACGGTGTGGGACTTCTCCGGAGCCAGCGGCCTGCCGGGTCTCGCCGCCCTGCTGTCGCCCGTCATGATACGGCGCACGAAGGCGGAGGTGCTGACCGAACTGCCGCCGAAGACGAGGCAGGTCGTCGAGCTGTCCGTCGGCGGGGCGCGGACGGCCATGCCCGCCAGACTGGGCGACGAACTGGAGACCTGGGAGAGGTGGTCTGGGGAGCAGGCCCTCGCGCCGATGCCGCCCGCCCTGCTGGCCGAGCTGGCCAAGATCCGCCTGGAGGACGGCCTGGCCAAGCTGTCCGCCGTGGTCTCCTACCTCAGGGACGTCGTCCTGGAGGAGGAGGAGAAGGCCGTGGTCTTCGCCTGGCACCGCGAGGTCCTGGAGAGGCTGGCCGAGGGGCTTCCGGACTCCGTCCTGCTCTACGGCGGGATGACCGACAGGGAGAAGGACGCCGCCGTCAGGGGTTTCCAGAAAGGCGGGGCGCGTGTCTTCTGCGGTCAGATCCAGGCCGCGGGGACGGGGCTCACGCTGACCGCCGCCAGGACGGTCGTCTTCGCCGAGCTGGACTGGGTGCCCGGCAGCATGACGCAGGCCGAGGACCGCTGCCACCGCCTCGGCCAGCGTGACGCGGTGCGCGTCATCCACCTGGTGGCGGAGGGCATCGACGCCCGCGTGGCGCGGGCCCTTGTCCGGAAGCAGGGCGTCCTAGACGCCCTTGAGAATGAGAGAAACGCGGCGCTGGCCGCCCCCGAGGGTCGGGGGCAGGAACAGCCGCACAAATAAAGGAACAATCAAGAGATGAATGAGATGAGTGAAATCAGAGAGGAGCTCCGCCTCATCAGGCAGGCGGTTGCGCGAACGATGGACATGTTGGCCGAAATGGCGGCGGCGAGGATGACAGTATCGCTGACGGAGAAGGGGGAGAAGGCGCTTGCCGACTCCCGCCCCGTCGCCCCGCTGGTGGCTCACGTCCATGAGGTGAAGGCAGAGCCGAAGCCATTGGCCAAGGCCGAAGCCGAGGCCGAGCAGCCGAAGCCCGAGCAGGCCGAAAAGCCGCAGCCAGAGCAGTCTGAGAAGCCTGAGCCGCAGCCCGTGGCCGAGCAGGAGAAGGCGGAGGCGCAGTCCGTGCCGACGGACCTGCCGGGGATGCGCCAGGCTCTGGCCGCCATCGTGGGCGGGCCGACCTTCACGCCGAAGCAGAAGGAGGATCTGAAGGCCATCTTCATGCGCTATGGATGCACTTTGCTCAAGGAGATCCCCGCCGAGGCCTACGGGGACGTCCTGGCCAGTTTCAGGAAGGCCGTGGAGGTGAAGTGAGATGGGAGACCCCAAGCAGCATTCGCCCCTGGGCGCGTCCAGCGCCTACCGCTGGATGATGTGCCCGGCTTCCTGCCGACTGTCGGAGGGGATGCCGTCCACCTCCAGCGAGTTCGCCGTGGCCGGGACGGCGGCGCACGCCCTGTGCGAACAGTGCCTGACAAGCCATGACCACGACCCCTTCTCCCGCGTCGGCGAGACGATAGCGCACGAGGCGGGGACCACGGAGGTCACGGAGGAGATGGCCACGGCGGCCAAGGTCTACGTGGACACGGTGCTCGGCGACCTGGAGCGGGAGGGCGGGACGCTCTCCGTCGAGCAGCCATTCGACCTGTCGTGGGTGCACGAGGGGATGTTCGGGCGCAACGACGCCGCCATCCTCCCCGCCGCCCCCTGCGGCACGCTCTTCATCTACGACTACAAGAACGGCCAGAAGCCCGTCCGCGCCGAGCGGAACCCGCAGTGCATGTACTACGCGCTGGGGGCGCTCGGCAAGGACAACCCGACCGCCGCCGAGACGGTGCGCATCACCATCGTCCAGCCAAACTCCGCCTTCAAGAACCAGGCGGTTGACTCCTGGGAGGTCGGCGTGGACGAGCTGTACGACTGGGCGGAGAGGGAATTGAGGCCCGCCGCCCTCCGGACATTGGACGCCGACGCGCCCTGCAACGCGGGCGAGTGGTGCCAGTTCTGCCCCGCGCTGGCCGTCTGCCCCGCCAAGCGCGACCTCGCGCTGGAGCGGATGGACAGCTACGACGGGGACGGCGAGTGCCCGAGGCTGCCCGCGGTCGAGAGGCTGAAGCCCGCCGAGGTCGGCTTCCTGTCGGCGTTCTTCGGCAGCCAGGACTTCGCCGCCTGGCTGAAGGCCGTCCAGGCCGAGGAACTTCGGCTGCTCCAGGAGGGCGTCGAGATCCCCGGGCGAAAACTGGCCGAGGAGAAGAGCCTCGGCAACCGCAAGTGGAGGGACGAGGCGGAGGCCGCCGAGGCCTTGGCAGTCCTCGGGCCCGACCGCTACGTCCGCTCGCTCGTGTCGCCCGCCGTGGCCGAGAAGATGCTGAAGGCGCGAGGGCTGAAAAAGAAGGAGATCGAAGGCTGCCTGGCCGGCGTCGTGACCAGGGAGGCCAAGTCGAAGACGATTGTCGTCGGCGACGACGACCCCCGCCTCGCCCTGACGGCGGCGCGGGACGCCGAGGTGAGGGCGCAGTTCGCGCCAGTGGACAAGTAAGGACCAACCCAAGACCAACCCAGAAAGGAAAAACGAGAAATGCCAAACGCCTACTACGATGTGATGACCGAGACCTTCCTCTGCCTGTACCCCCACGTGTTCGAGCCCTCCAAGTTCGAGGGCGAGGAGGGCGAGGGCGACTACTCCCTGGTCATGGTGTTCGACAACGCCGAGCAGATCAAGACCCTGAAGGAGGCCGCCCGCAAGGCCCTGGCCGACAAGTGGCCGAAGGGCGCGCCGCAGGGCCTCCGCTCGCCCTTCCGCGACGGGAGCGAGAAGGCCGCCGACTGGGGCGACTTCATGCAGGGGAAGATCTTCGTCCGCGCCAAGACCAGGCGGCAGCCCGTGGTGATGGACCGCAGCACCCGCAACCTGGCCGACAAGAACGCCATCTACTCCGGATGCTACTGCAAGGCTTCGGTGTGCCCCTTCGTCTACGACAAGGCGGGGAACCGGGGCATCGGCTTCCGCCTGAACGGCGTCCAGCTGGTCCGCGACGGAGAGGCCATCGGCGGCCAGAGCGCCGAGGCCATCCGCTCCCAGTTCAAGCCCGTCGAGGACGAGGCGCTGGCCTTCGACCCCGCAGGCCTCGACGAAATCTAGTTTTAATGTTTTAATCGCCTTTCGGTTCCATGTCCGGTTCCATCACCATAGACTTCGAGACCAGAAGCGCCTTCGACCTCGTGCACGGGGGCGCCTTCAAGTACGCCGAGCACCCCACGACGGAGCCCCTCTGCCTGGCGGTCAAGCCGCGCGGGGAGGCGCCCCTGCTGTGGGTTCCGGAGCGTTTCCGGGGCCCCGAATACCTCATGGCCATGAGGATGGACGGGCTGGCGCCGATGGGCGACGAGGAGCTGGCCGCCCTGGTGGAGGACGCCGAGACCATCGAGGCGCACAACGCCATGTTCGACTGGCTCATCTGGCGCGAGAAGATGGTTCCCGCCGGCTTTCCGGAAATCCCCGTCCGCAAGCTGCGGGACACGGCGGCGATGGCCGTCGCGGCGGGGCTTCCCCGCCCGCTGGAGCAGGCCTGCCTCGCCCTGGGCACCCAGGAGGACAAGGACCTCGACGGCGCCCGCCTGATGCGCAGGCTATGCAAGCCCAGGAGACCGAGGAAGCTGGAGCTGAGGCGGAACCCCGAACTGGCCGAAGCCCTGCTCTGGAACGAGGAGCCCGGGGACCTAGCCCGCCTCTGCCTCTACTGCTGCCAGGACGTCACCGCCCAGGAGGACCTCTCCAGGATGCTGCCCGACCTGCCTCCGCAGGAACTGGAGGTCTGGAGGCTCGACTTCGCCATCAACTGCCGGGGCGTCCGCGCCGACCTGAAGAGCGCCGAGGCCGTCACGGCGGCGATGGCCGCCAAGTCGGCGACGCTGAGGGAGGAGTTCCGCGACATCACCGGCCTGGACTCGCCGACGCAGAGGGACGCGACTCTGGAGCTGCTCCGCGACATGGGCGTCCCGCTGGCCGGGCTGGCCAGGGGCGACGTCAGCGAGGCCCTGTCGTCGGACGACGAGGAGCTCATGGGCTCGGCGCCCTCGGAGGCCCGGCGAATCCTGGAAATCAGGCAGTCGCTGTCGAAGTCGTCCACGGCGAAGTACGCCGCCATCCGGGAGGCCGCCTGCGCCGACGGGCGGCTGAGGGGACTGTTCATGTACTACGGCGCCCAGACCGGGCGCTGGGCGGGGAGGCTCGTCCAGCCCCAGAACTTCCCCAGGGGCGCGTTTCCGGACACCGAGCAGTGCCTGGCTCTGTTCAGGGCGGGCGACGCCGAGGCCGTCGAGATGCTCTACGGCGACCTGTTCATGGCCGCCTCCACCTGCCTCCGGGGCGTCCTGGAGGCCGCCGATGGGTGCGACTTCGTCTGCGCCGACTACTCGGCCA